GAGGGCATCAGCGAGCCGCTGGTGCGGTGCCTTCGTGGTTTCGATTGCGCGGCGGCTCCCCTTCTTCTCACGGGAGCTTCCGTCGGGCTTCTCCTCTTCGCCGAAGAAGCCTGCCGCCTCCAAGCTCTCGTAGTGCGCGAGGTTGGCTTCGATGATCTCAGGCTCGTCGCCCGTCTTGAACACGCCCGTGGTGAGCGCCTTCTTTCCGAGTTCGGTTTCCTCGAGAGCCTTCGTGACCCTCGCCCACCGAGCCTTCTGATCGTCGAGGAACTTGCGCTCTACGGCGGTCAAGGTCTCGACCTTCTGCTCGAGCGTCTTGATGGTCGCCTTCTGGGTTTCCAGAAGGGTCGTGAGGTCGCCCGTGCGCTTCGCTTCGGCTTCTTCGAGCTTCGCCAGCTTCTCGGAGAGAGCCTTCCGATCCGCGTCGGCCTTCTCCATCTCGGCCTTGTGCTTCGCCGTCATCCTGTCGATGCGCTTCTGCACGGCGTCCTTCTCGCCGCCACCTTCTCCGTCCTTCTCACCGTTGCCACCGCCGCCGCCCTCGTCTCCTTCGGGAGCCAGCAGTCGCGTGTTACACCACCAGAGCTTCTCGAACATGGGTCTCTCCAGATTTCGGCCCTGCGGCCACAGGTTATGCGGACCAGCCCGCCCGACACTATCGCAGTCGGCATCGCATAGCGGGTGCGGGAGTCGAACCCGCGTCCATCCGGCGTATGAGACCGGTGCCGTACCTCTGGGCCAACCCGCTAACTGATCTTCGTGCCGTTCTCGTAATCCTCTCGCGTGATGGGAATGATAGCGCATCGGCAGTTCTGTCGGCACTTTGTTGCGCCGCTGCCGGGAAAGCCTACGTTGCCCATCTCCGCTGCAGTGCCGACCTTGCCAGAGCGGTCCACGCAGTCATCGCAATGCTTCGCGCTCGGCTCCATCTCCCACAGGAAGTAATCGCTCTCCTGCGCGACCTTCTCCCAATAGCTCGTGAAGACCATGCTGTTGATGCTCTCACGAATCTGCGTTGTCGCAGCGTGCGCCATGCTGCTGATCATCTCTTCGATGCGAGCCTGCATGAGGCGTGTCACAGCCGCAGCCGACATCCCGCTCGAAGCCAAGCGGGTCAGGTCGGCAGCAAGCAAGTCGGACCTGCTGTCAAGGTCGCTATCGAGTTCGCTCACGAGGAGCGAGATGATGAGCCTTCGAGAGAGTGCCATCAGAACTTCAGGTTGACCTTGAGCTTGCCCTTGAATACAGCGCCCTTGCGTATCTGGCTCACAGCCTCAGCGAGCACCAAGTCGGAAGACCACGTCGCCTCTGCTTGTGTCACGCCGAACCAGTTGTGCGTTGTCGTCCTCGTGTTGTGGTCAGGATGGCTCAACTGGTTGTAGGCTCCGATCTCTGCGTATGTCGCTTTGCTCCCCGGGTGCTTTGCGTTTCGCAGCGCAAGCGTGAGAGAGAGAGGCTTCACGGTCTCTTTGAACCCATCCTCAAGCAGCTTGCCTGTGTCACGCAACCGCTCCTCGCTGTCGTTCCCTCTGCGTTTCCGCGCTGCCAGAGTACTCGCAGCAAGTTTCGCAACCGGACCAAAGTCGATGGCCTTCTGCTGTGTCACGAAGGTTCTCATCGTCCTCACGAATGCGCGTGATACACGCTCAAGCGTAGAGGTCAGGTTGAGCTTCGGCCACTTGACCGTGATCTCTTCCGCCACGCCGCCCTCGTTTCCTTGCCGAATGTATCACCGAGCGCATCCGCCTCTCGCAAGGCTTCGCCAGCCACTTGCACGAGGAACTTGCGGACGGCCTTAAACCAAGCCGCCCTTCCCTTTTCGGTCAGGAGCGCCCTCGCCTTCGGTCTCGGCATCCCTTCCTTCGTCAGCGTCCTCACCTTCTCGTGCAGGCTCGTCGTCCGGTTGTAGTGCTCCTCGAATCCCGGTTGCAAGGGTCAACTCCTCGTTGAGCGCCATGTTCTCACGCCACTTCTTCTGCGCGTCAGGGAGCTTGAGGTCGGGGTTGTCCTCGACCATAAACTCGGGCACCGTCGCCATGCCGTTTGCGAGCTTGAACTCCCTCTCGGCCTTGATCTCGTCGAAGGTGCGCTTGACATCAAGCTCGGCGAAGTCGATGCGAAACTCCTTCGGGTCTGGCAGCGTAGGCCCGCCGTCCTTCGCAAGCACCATGGCGGTCACGCGATAGAGTTCGCTCTCGAACTCGCGGTAGGTCTCGAGCGCGGCTTCCCTGATCTCTTCGAGGTCTGCGTTGTCGAGCGCCTTCGCCACGCCTGACTGCCCGTTCCTGAGTCCCGCATCGCTCTTGATGATCGCGAGCCGGTCCATCGAGAGGCCGTACCTCCAGCAGACGAGACTCAGGCTCTTGTCCAGCAGCCGCCCCGTGGCGTCGAGAAGCGGCTGCGGCGTGATGTACGTGAGGCTTGGCGTTGCCTCTTCGCTTGCCACGTTCTCGACGAAGATGCCCTTGCGTGGGCCGATGCCGACCGTTCGCAGTTCGTTCGATCCCGTCTCGCTCTGGCTGAGAACCCTGCGCCCGAGTCCCGTGTTGATGCCGAAGGGGATGGAGAACCCCTGCTGCTGGGCGTTCTCGAGCAGCAGGCTCCATTGCGCGAGGAACTGCACGTTGGCTTGCGTCAGCTCGGTCGCTCCCTCTCCCCAGAAGTCGCCCATGTCTTGCAGGCGTAGCACCACGAAGGGAAGCTCTCCATACGGGTTGCTTGTATCACGCAGCCCGTCGATCACATCCTCACCTTCTGCCGTAATCATGCGAGCATCGGTAGAGGTCCACTCGTAGGCGATACTCTCGTACATGCCGCTCGGCGAGAGCCTGCTGGTGTAGTACACCACGCTCTCAGGGCGCGTGTAGTCGTCCTCACGCCACTTCACTTCCGTGTGCGCCGGAGTGTAGATGCGGTACTCGAGTCGCTCCTCGTCCTTCCACCAGAAGGGCCGCACGAGCACGGTATTGTGCAGCCGCGCCAGCGCATCCCATGCCCGCGCCTGCACGTTGATGTTGCTCTTGATCCCCTCGTAGGGGTCAACGTCGCCAACGCGGCGGCGGGCAGGCTTCTTGTAGATCATCGCGAGGTCGCTGATGATGCGCCCGCAGATATTGAGCGGCTGGAACGGGATCGTGTCAAGGTTGACGTCGCTCACGCGGCTGAGTTCTGCCTGCACGAGGGCGAGGAGTTCATCATGCCAATGGTAGTAGACTGTCTCACGCGCCACCGCCGCGTCACGACGCCGCTTCTCATCCGCTGCCCATTGCGACTGCGCTGAGAACCCGAGAGTGCTGGTGAATGCGCCGATGCTCATGGCTGATTGTCCTTCTATTGCCCTTCGCTGTCAAGGGATGATTCTATCACCTCACCGCTGAGAGAGTAGCGGTTCCTCCTCTTCGCGTAAGTCTCTACCGTGTCGGGCGTGACACCGAACGCATCTGCTACGATGTCACGCGCAGGGGTCGGATGCACATCTGCTGCACGAAGCTCCCAGTAGGCGCAATGGATTCGCACCATCCGCAGCCTACTCGAAGACACCACGCCGCTCTCGTGAAGCGTCTCCAACAGCTTGAGCATCCTCTTGGTCTTCTGATCCACACGAGCCTCCTGTCGTGTCTCACGCTGCACTCTTCCTGCCTCTGCCGCTCATGCGCTCTTCAATCGTTGGCCCTGCCTTGAAGTCGCGGAAGACACGATAGCCGAATGCGGCAGCGGCGTGGCCCAGCGTCCCTCCTTGGTCGTCCTCTTCGCGTGTGCCCTCCCGGTAGGTTTGTCTCACGAGGTCGATCACCAGCGGCTTGCCGCGCTCCTCATCGATCAGCGCCCTATCAGAGGCAAGGAAGGTGTTGACGGCTGCGTGTCGATCAGGCTGCCAAGGGTTCGTCTTCGTCCACCGCGTGTCGTAGCCTTTGGAGGCCCACGCCTTTCCGAGAATGGCGTCGATGATGTCGCGGTCGCTGCGGCCTGCGCTGCTGGACTTGCGTGCCTTCGAAGTCGCATCGCCGTAGATCAGGCAGGGGCCGGGATGCCCGCCGAACTCTCCCAGCACTTCGTTGCAAGCGTCCTCGGTATGGCTCGACCTCGGTTGTAACACAGCAAGGACGAGAAGGCGCGGATGCTGGTACTGTGACACGACTACCGTCATCGGGTTCACGTTGAAGTCGAAGCAGAACTCAAGCGGAAGGTGAGGGTCTCGCATCTCGTAGACGCCGCGCCGAACGTGCTTGTCCCTGCGGAAGCTGGTGTAGATCGCGCCCGTCGTCAGGTTCACGAACTCGCCGAAGATGTAGGCTTTGATGCGCTGCGGGTCGTAGTCGCGCAGCAAGCCCTCGATGTAGTCCTCGGGAAGGTTGTCGGCGTTCTCGTAGGTGCTGGCGCGAAATAGCTGGTACTGCTTCGCCAGCGAGGGCTGTGTCACAAGCCTGTTCTCCCACCACTCCCAGAAGAAGCCGAAGCCCTCGGGAGTGCCCGCCACGTCGAAGCTGTTGGTGGCTCCCGGCACACGCAGGCGGCTCAGAAACTTCTTCCACATCACCTCGATCTTGGAGACGCGGGTGCGGAAGCACAACTCGATCTCGTCGCCAACGATGAACGGGAAGGCGGGCCCCATGTATCGGTCGTAGTTCTCAGCGGAGAGCAGGCGCATGTGACACTCGCGCCCGCCGAAGGTGAAGGTGAGGAGGTGGTCGTCTTGCTTGTATCGGTGCGGGATGCGGTAGGCGTCGAACAGATCCATGAGGTTCGGTTGCACGAGGTTGGAGATCATGTCGTAGGTCGGAGCAAGGTACACGCCGGGACTCTTGCGTGTCATGTGGCGGTGGTTCTGCTCGATGCGGCGAAGCAGCTTGGCACGAAGCCCGTGAGACTTGCCCGCGCCCATGCCCGCCACCATCAGCGAGTGCTTGGCGTCGCTCTCGGCAAAGGCGATCTGCGTCGGGTTGAGTTCGACCTCGGCGTCAACCTCTTGTCTCACGGGGTCTCCTCGTCCTTGCGCTTGCGTGGCACGAACTTGAAGCCCACGACCTCGATGCTGTTCTCCACGTCGTCTCCTGTGCCTGCCCGCCGCTGGGCCTCCACCAGTTCGGGGTTGAAGTGGACGTTGCGGCGGTCGAGCCAGTAGCGGATCGTCGGCCCGTCGCCGTCGCGCAGCAGCTTGACAGCCTGTGTCACGACAAAGGCTCTCGATTGCGCGAGAGCCTTTCTCACTCGAAAGTCCACGTCGGGGTCGCGCTTTCGCAGCTTCACCAACGCCTCCGGTGACACGTCGCCGATCAAGCAGGCGTCGTCAATGCCGAGACCCGTTTGAATGCCCCGAAGTATCACCTCGAGGCGTTCATCGGTCAGTCGCGTCCACGGCTTGCGCTCGGTCTTCTCTGCCACGACTGGCGCGGCAGGAGCAGCGGCGGCGGGTCGCTTGGTGGGCTTCGCCGCCGTCTTGCGTGTCACAGCTTTGGCCGCTGGCTTCGTCTTGGGCGCTGCCTTGGCCTTTGCTGGAGTTTCCTGCCGTTTCAGCTTTGCCATGGAGGGGTGTAAACTTCAGATGCTCTTGATGGCGAGAAAGCGTCTCGCCGCCGACCGATCTTCCATCTTCGGGCCGACGTACTGAAACACGGCGCACGGTCGCCCGCCGAACTTCCCAGCGACGCCGAGTCCCTTGTGAGCCGTTCCCTTGATGTACCTCGCATTGGGCGTCCTGAAGCCTGCGTCGTGGACCATCTTGTAGTTCGGCGACCGCTTGAAGGAGTTGATGAGAGCGGGGTGTGCCGGATAGGCGTGGAATCGCTTCCCACAAGCGGAGAACGCTTCGGCAAGTCGATCCATCAGCACGAACGCCAAACCCATGCCCTGAAAGTCTGGCAGCGTGACGATGCGGCTCAATCCCCAGATGTCGGAGACGAGTCTGTGCGGTCTGTGCAGCATCGCACCGATAACGGCGGGCGCGTCGTCGATGAAGAGGCAATAGCATTGGGCGGCGGTGTGCAACTCGTGACTCATGTAGTGGAACGGAGCGAATAGCCGCCAAGACTCATGGACGACCTTCTCCATCGTGACCTCAATGGCTGGTCGTCGTTGAAGTGACCTCCATTGGAAGCGCATCTCCGTCGGCTCGAGAATCCAGTCGGGCTGGAGCCAGTCGATCACGTCGTAGTGGCACCCAACGGCCACGAACTTGCCGCCCGTCTTGCGGACGTACTTGGCGACAGCGTGGCTGGCGATCTTCGCCACTTGTCTGTCCACCACGCTCGTGAACTCGTCGACCACCACGATCTCGTCGGGCTTGTGTTCGGCGAGTCTGCGAGCGATGTCCACGCGGAACTTCTCGCCGTTGGAGAGGACGTGATACGGGCGCAGCCACGCGGGAATCGTGTTGAAGCCCACCGACTGGCAGATCGCCGCCACGTCGGCCATCGGCAACCCTTTCGGGAAGTCGTCTACCACGCAGCCGCTGCCCCACTCGTAGGACTTGCAAACCGCGTTCTCGCCGAATAGGTGCTTGGCAACGGTTGTCTTCCCGCTGCCAGACGGGCCGACGATGAGACCGACGCTCCACTCTCGATCATCAAGCGGCACGTCGCCGACCCAGCGAAGCGTCTGCTTCTGTCGTGGCGGCACGTCGAAGAGCGCCTCGATCTGTCGCGCTCTCGCCCCGGTTGGCGCTTGGCCGTGGACTACAACATCAACGCTCGGCACTCGAACCCCCTTTCCTCGAGTTCTTCGAGCAACTTCGCCTGCTGCTCTTCGTTCTCGAGTTCAACGATGACCGAAAACTTGGGCCTCATGTTCTCGTTGCCAGCCTGCGAGGACTCCCCGCGATCCGGCAGCAGGACTCGATCAAGGAAGTCTTGCGAGAATCCGAGGAGCTTCACGTCGAAGTCTTCGCTGGAAAGCATCTCGATCTCGGCGGCGAGCAACTCGTGGTCCCACGACGCCATCTCGGCAAGTCTGTTGTCCACGATGTTGTAGGCGGCGATCTGCGTCTTCGTGAGACGCGAAGACCGCACACACGGCACGGTCTCCATGTTGAGCGATCTCGCAGCGTCGAGCCTTGCGTGTCCAGCGATAACCACGTTGTCGTCGCTCACCAGAATGGGCGTTGTGAAGCCGAACTCCTTGATGCTCGCCGCAATCGCTCGAATCTGCCCCTCGTTGTGCTTTCTGGAGTTCTTGGCGTAGGGGACGAGGTCGTCCACGCGAAGACTCACGAGCGAGAGCGTTGGCGTCTCTGCCTTCTTCCCTGCCATGTGTCACGCTCTCACGTCTTCGAGTGCGATCTGCACTCCCAGCAGCGGCTTGGGCGTCAACGCCGGGGCGGGCTTCCCCGTCGTCGGCTGCGCTCGCTCTCCCGACATCGGGTAGAAGCTGCGGCCCGTGTCGGTGCTGACGTAGCCGACACGCTTGCCGGTCTTGCGTTGCAGAGCGTTCAACGCCACGAGAATGGCAAGCTCCGTCTCGGCTTTCGCCTTGGCGATCTCTTCCTGTGTCACGGTGTCGTCTCCTTGGTTGTCGTGTGGTAGGTGTTGCGGGCAAGATCGAGAATCCAGAGGGCGTCTGCTTCGTTGTCGTCAACGGGTGCCCAGCCCGCAATCTTGGCAGCGGCGAGCATCGCGGTCTTGTCGGCGTTGCCCTTCCCGGTGGCGTGTTTCTTGATCTCGGCTGGCGTGAAGTGCGTGTGGAGAATCCCGTGCTGGGCGCACCACGCCTGCAACATCATCTCCAGCCCGCCATAGACATGCGCGGCCTGCGTGTTGGTGCGTCCGCGTTGCCCGTGGTGTTCCACCTTCTCGTAGGCCACGAGAAACGGCCTCCACCCAGCAGAGTGAAGGCCGTCCAGCCATTGCCAGAATCGAAGGCCGCGCATCCCCGGCGACTCCCCTTTGCGGACTGCGATGCTCACGCTCCCGCTGTGACACACTCCTCCCGCTGAAAGGGCCCAGCCGAAGGTTGTGCCGAGGTCGACGCCGAGGATGCATCGCATGATCGGCTACGCCTTCGCGTCGAGAACGGCCAGCACTTCGCTGGGAAGCGCGGAGCCGCCGCCGATGAGTTCGCCCGTGGTGGTGTTCACCACCGTGACACGCAGAACACCGTCGGCCTCGGTGAGCCGCGCCTCGTAGCAGTAGCGCTCGGCGAAGAGCGGGCTACGTTTGGCCCAGCCATTGAGTTCCGTGACACGCTGCGTGTACCACTCGACGATGTGGTCCACGAACTGGATGGCGCTCTGCATCCGCAGCACGTCGTTCATCTTCTCGGCGGTGACGAGACCCTCGCGGGCCGCCTTCTCGATGCCGCGCACCATGCGCCAGAACTCGCCCCAGCCGCCGCTGTTCATCGTCTCCGCGCTGTCCACCAGCGAACACACCTGTCGGTAGTAGGGAGCGATGTCGCCGTCCACGACAATTCCGGCGTCGCTTGCCGGATCGTCACGCTCAACGAGCGTCTCGGCTTTCGGCGCTGGCGGAACGGGCTTGGCGGGAACATCGGCTCTCGGCACGGTCTTCATCCCGCTCGGCTTCTCAGTCTTCGGCTTCGTCACGGTGAACCTCCTCGCTTGGGAACAACGTCCCGTTGATCGAACTGTGACACAGCCCTCGCTGCGTCTCCTTGGGGTATTCTCGGTGAAGCGTGGCAGCGGCCTCTCTGGTGAGAATGCGCTCCAGCGTTCGATAGCGCTCATTCATGGCGTCCTCGTTGGGGAAGCTCTCGCGGCAGATGCGTCGCGCTCCCTGCCAGACGATGTGGTATGGCCTGTCGAGCTTCATGGTTCGTCCTCCGTCGTGACCGTGGTCGCTCCCTTATTCGGGACTCGGTAGGCCGTGCAGACCACACGGCTGTCCCTGCTGCCAAGGCGGCGGCACGCAGAGAGGAGAAAGATCAGGCTCTCCCTCTCGTTGTGATCGAATGCTTGTCCATGATGAGCCTGTGAGAGACGCGCTGCACGGTAGTCGCTTGCCTCGGCGGGGAGTTCTACGAGGCCCCAGCCGAAAGGCAATTCTTCGGCCTTGAGTAGACCTTGCGGGCAAACGTAGCACCTTCGGTTTCCAAGTCCAACCCCTGCCTGCCGCCACGGCTTGAGCTTGTCTGCGAGGTAGTCGCTGCGGCTCGTCTTGACTTCGAGAACCCAGCACGTGCCGTCGGCCTCCCAGCCAAGCAGGTCAGGAGACTCGCCCGTTTCGTTGCGCCATCCTGCACGAGGCTCGGTCACGATCACCACGCAGCCTCGTGAGGACAGCCACTTGCGTGCAAGTTCCACCAGCAGGGAGTGTGTCACGCCGCGCTCCCTCGCCGTTGCCTTGGGCTTGGTCATGCGCCACGTCTTCACCACCAGCCCGGGCCACATCTCAGCCTCGCCGGGTTTGTCCACGGGATGCGCCCACACGTTCGAAGGCCCGCCTGAGATGAGGCCGATGTTGGTGCTGACTCCGACCACCTGCATCTCGACCCACTCTCTGCCGACACGCCGCCAGAGTCGCCGCCCGACTTTGAACTTCTGGCTCACTCGTCCCCCTTTCGCCGCTCGGCGAGGCGGCGGCATTCTCTCCAGCCTCCCGTGACAGGCGACAGATAGCCATTGCCGTCCCAGCTTGTGTCGGCCACGGCCACGCGCCTCTCGATGCGGCCGGTGCCGTCACAGGCAAAGCAAGGCACGATCGCCAACAGGCCGAGGCCAATCAGCCGTTCCCGCTCGCCGCTCCCTTTGCACAGCATGCACACCGGGGCGCTCATGGCCGGGCCTCGCAACCACCAACGTGAGGAGCGCCCTTCCGCGAGTACCACTCTCGCGGCCTCATCGGCGGCTCGGCTTCGAGCGCGGCCTTCGCGTCCGCTCCCGCTGTCTCACGGAGAAGCGAGTAGCCGAGTTCGTGTGCCCACTCCATCTGCCGCTCCACAAGCGTGTCAATCAGGCGACCGCGCAGCCGCCGCAGCTTGTGAGCCTCCACGGTGTTGACCACGGCAGTACCGAGGAGCCGCTTCATCTGCTGCACCATGATCCCCGCATCGGCCACCTCACCCTGCGCCTCCTCAAGCGCCTCCGGTCGATGCGTTGTGAGAAGCCTCATGATCGCTGCCGCACACTCGCACAACTCCTCAGCGGCCTTCATCATCTGCTGCTTCTCTCCGTAGAGGTGCTCGGCCCACTCGTAGTAGACCGCTCTCGTCTTGTCATCCATCTCGGGCTCTCCTGCACTTGGTTTGCGTGTATCACCACTCCTCGGCGTCGAGGGGCGGCGGGTGTCGATGAGGCTTTGATGTTCCACATGGAACGTGCGCCTCTGGCGGCGGCGGCGGCTCATCCTCTTCCGGTGCGCGGCTTCGGCGTATCACGACCTCACACCCCATCGACAGCGATAGCTCTTTGGCGGCTCTGCGGGCGGCTTGGTGCGTCATCCACGAGGCGAAACCGCAGTTCACGACGAGCGTGAACCCGCGCTGGACGTTGACCTCTACCGTGGTCGCAGCGGCAGCGGGTGGCGGCGGAACCTTGTGCCGCTCACCGCCCACCGTTTGCCTCTCGCACCAGTTGGTACTCAGCAACCTGATTGCTGCCGAAGCGGCCCAGCATGAGGATGCGCTTCGTGGTGATCACGTGCCCACGCCGCCGCAAGTCGTAGACACGGGCGGCAAGGCGCAGGCAACCGAGTTCGCGGATCGCATCGAGTTGTGTCACAGGTTGCTCGCGAAGCAGCTCGAGAAGCTGCTCGCATTGCTTGTCAGCGGTCGCTCGGTTCTTCAATGTCTCCTCCCTTCTTCTTCGCTCTCGGTGTGTCCACGCCGCCGATGAAGACGGCCTCCCAGCCATTGAGCCTCCAGCCCCGCTTTCGCGTGGCGCGGTGCCCTCGCGTGATCCTGATGCGGTGTTCGAGCGTCTCACGCAGCGCGGCCTCGAGGTCGGCAAGCTCTTTGTCGCCCACTCGGGAGTAGCCTCCGTCGTGGAGAATCCGCCGCGCCTCGGAGTAGCTGATGAGCCGACCCGTCGCCCGCTTTCGCTTCTGTGTCACCTGACGTTCCTCCATCGCTTGATGTCACACGAGCCACCGTCCGCGCAGGCAACGTGCTCTCCTGCGTGTCCAGCAAGGCGCGTGCAGACGCTCCCTTTCCAGAAGCTCCCGCAGAGTGCTGTGTCACGCCCGTCTCGGTAGGTGGGAGCGCAGAAGCGGCAGCGATCCACGCCGTCCACTCGATAATTGGCGGCTGCACGGTCTCGCGGCCTGCGGTTGTAGGGAACACACGCCACGCGCCTGAGAATCACCTGCGACACGCTGCCTCCCGGTTGCTTCGGATGAATGCCAAGACGAGCGGCACGAGCGGAGCGGCCACCGTGTAGTGCTGGGCGTTCTCTCGCGGGAGCCGCTTGAACACGCAATGCCACGCCATGCGCTTCGAGAACGGGAGTTCGACTTGCACTTGTATCACCTGAAAGTAGCCGCGCCCCTCGCGCCACGGGATGCCGCGCTCACTCAGCCAAGCAGTGAAGTCCGCCAGCTTGTCCACGTGGAGAAGGTCACGCCGCGTCATTGCGAGCCTCCCTGCGTTGCCGCTTCTTCACCGTCCACACCACCAGCGCCAACACAAGGTGCGGGCGCAGCCACCACCAGAGGCGTGTCACAGCCCAGCCCGTGACGACGCCAGCAAGGAATGAGGAGACGCTCATCGCTGCGACTCCCTCTCTTCGCGCACCTCGGCTGCAGCGGCGTCGAGCATGTTGCAGATGGAGATGAGGGCCTCCGTGGACAGCATTCGCCACTCCACAGGCTGCACACTTGAAAGGCGGGCGACCTTGATTCGCCTTGTCGTCTCCACGCGGGCGGCGTCAAGCGCGGCGTCATCCACGCTCTCCAGTCGCGCCTTGTGATACACGGTGCCGCCGACTTCCCACCCACGGTTGTTGAAGCGTGTACTGCGACGCTTGATCGCTTCGGGCTTCGTGAACTCAGGGACGACCGTGATCTGCGTCTTCGTCTTGCGAACCACCTCCACCACGCCAGTCTCACGAGGGGTGCTGCCGTGACACAGAAGCAACATCCCGACCTCGATGTCGTCGAAGTTGAACTCACGCATGACGCGCCCTCCTCGCCTTGGTCTTGATCGCGGCCTTGCGGCGGCGTCCCCTGCGGCTGCGCTTCTCCTGCTGCCTCGGACGGTGGTGTGTCACGCCGCTGCTTCCGCCACCCATCACGGCGTAGTGGCCGAACTCCTCTGCGCGGGATTCGGCGCGGTTGCGTCCGTTGCCCGTGTTGCCCACACGCTTTCGCGTCTGCGGCTTGCGCTGGCTCCGCAGCTTCTTCAGCAGCGCGGCCACGAACCCCGGCTCACGGTCGCCGCTGCGGGCGTCCACGGCGTCGAGTAGGTCTTTCAGCTTGCTCATGCGGGGTCTCCCATCGGTTTGTGTTCGTCAAGCCACCTCAACTCCTCAAGCTCTGCCAGTCTGCGCAGAACCCAAGCTCTTCGCACTCTGTCTCCGACCATGAACGCGACCGTGGCGTTGCCTTCGTCTTCGATGTACGAGGTGCGATCCTTCTCCTTTCGCAGCGTGTCACGCTCTCGCCACAACTTGCGACCGCGCAACCACGTAGCAGCAGACGGGAAAGCGGACTCGAACTCCAACCAATCCTCTTGTCTGAGCATCGTCACACCTCCAGCGTCAACTGCGTGGTGGACAACACACGCCCACCCTGTGTTCTCGTCGTTGCGATCTCGACCCGTGTGTCGCTGGGCCACCACGAGTTCACGAGCGGCGTAGCTGTAACACGCCGCGTCTGCGCCTCCTCCTGCTGACTGGGCGTGAGCGGGCAGTCATCGCGGACCCCGCTGCGCGGACACGCCGTTCCCACGAGACCACGCTCCTCGTCGTCGGTCATGAGGCCGCAGACGTTGATGCTGCGAAGCCTCTCGCCACAACTCCTGCACTCGATCATGTGTCACCTCTTCACGATGTAGAGAACGCCCAAGTAGGGCGACCGCTGTGTGCTGAACTTGCCGCTGCCGCCGAACTGCGTCTCGTCAAGCTGTTGCACAAGCCGAGCGAGGATTCGCTGCGCTCGCTTCACCGTGTCGTGACACACGGTCGTCGGTGCGTCGCGCTTGCCGTGGAACAGCATGAGTGCCTCCACCATCTCTCGGTCGCCGCTGCTCATGCGCTTCATCAATCCCCACACGTGGACGGCAACCGGCTCCACGGGCGGCAATGCAATCACTTCGGCCATGTGTGTCACCTCTTCGCGTCGGGCGACCACTCCCCTCGGAGAAGCCGCTCTCGGTTCTTGATCGCCCACGGGAAGCTCACGACTCCAGCGTCCTCCCTGAGCCACTTGCTCGCACGAACCGCCCGCGCCATCTGCTCGATGTCTTCTTGTGACACGGCGGCAACTGCGCGGATGAAGTCGTCGCCGTAGTTGTCGATCTGCTGCTGTGTCACCTCGTGACGTGTTCCCTTGAGAATGCGTGTCCACGCCGTGACACGCTCGACCGCAGCGGCACACTCCTCGTCGGTTGCCGCGCACCCGCCCTCTACGTCTACGTCTACGTCTACGTCTACGAACCCTATCGGTAGGGTCTTCGATAGGTCACCAGATAGCCCATTCGATAGGGCTATCCGTAGGGCATTCGATAGGGGATGGGATAGACTCATGAGATAGACCACCGCTGTCTCACGCAGCGGACACGCCGGTGCCTGCTTGATGTTGGAGACGAGACCCTTGAGTTGTTTCTCGTTGCTGCAACGAGCCATGTCGGCGGCAGCGATGCCGGGAACCCACAGCAGATCGAGCGCGGCGTCCCACTCGATGAGCTTTCTCGCTGGCGTGTCACCTGTGAGAGCGCTCTCAACCTCGCGGACGGAGAGACCCGTGTAGTACGCCAGCCGCTTCGCCGACACGGTGAAGAGACCGCCCCAGCGACGATCCGGCAGGCACCAGCAGGAGAGGACGACGTGTCGCTCCTTCGGCTTGAGGAGGGTCAGTTGGTCGAGCGTGGTGTCTGGCACCATGTTGAAACCCACGCAGCACCTCCGATGAAGACGGGCGGCAGACCGAAGCCCGCCGCCCTCGTGTGACACATCTCAGAACGGCAAGTCTTCATCGACTGCGCCACCGCCCTGCCAACTCGGGTCGTTGCCGTTGGCGTCGAGACCGTAGTTCTGCGCGGCGGGCTGATGCGGCACTCCCGCTCCGCTGTCGTAGTCGGGCCGCTGGTGCTTGTCGAACACGCTGCATCGGAAGCACAAGACCTCGGCTGTGCGGACACGTCGTCCCTCCTTGTCCTCCCACTCGTTGTAGGTGAGACGCCCCTCGGCGAGTATCGTGTCACCTTTGCGAGCGTTGCGAACGCTGTCGTGGGCATCCCACACGATCACCTTGTGCCAGTCGGTCTTGTCCTTGCCTGCGCTGGTGGCGACGCTGAGAGTCGTCACGCTCTTCCCTGTCGCTCCTGCGACACGGTTCTCGGCGTCCTTGCCGAGGCGTCCACAGAGGACGACGATGTTGTGGTCGAGTGCCATCAGGCTTGCTCCCCTTCTTCGCTGCGGAGGATTCTGCTGCCGTGTCCCGCACTCAGCGGGCCTTCGTCACCAGCAGCGGGCGCGGCGGCAGCGGCCATGCCCTCGAGCATCTCGATGTGTTCGCGGATCGTTCCCATGACCTTCTGTCGATCCTTGGGCCGCGCCTTCAGCAGAGCCAACTCGTGCGTGAGACACGCATTCGCCGCCGCCTTGGCAGCCGTCGCCGTGTCACACTTGAGAACCTTGTCACACACAGCGGCGACGAGGTTCTCAGCCTCGGCGTCGGTGATGCCCTTCTGCGGCTGGGGAGAAGGAGTGGCTGCTGGCTGTCCCGCTTGGCGAGCGGGCTGGCGCAACGTCTCCGGCTGCGGCGGCTCCCCTTCGTCGTCGGGCATCGGGCGGATATACTTGCTGCCGTCCCACGCTCCGGCGTAGATGTCGCCGCCGACGCCGATGGTCTTGAACGCGACGGAGAGCGCATCAGTCACGGCCATCTTGTAAGCCTCGTCGTTTGGCTTGCAGACGAAGGCGCGACGCACCTTCTCGCGAGGGTTGTCAGGGTCTTCGACGAAGCCTCCCTCGACCTTCACGATCTCGTTGCCGCCGATGCCGGGGATGTCTTCGCTGCGATCGTGTGTCACAGGGTCGCGGTACCACACAGCGACCTCAGCGAAGGCCAGCACGACACCGCTGGCGTCGCTCGGCTTCTCCATCCACACTCGGACGAGCCGCCACCCCCAGCCGATGCCGACGGGGCCGAACTGGCGAGTCATCGCCTCAAGCCGCCATTGCGGATTGATGTCGGTTTTCCCGTTGAGGTTGCCGCCCGTGATCGTCTTCAGCGCCGAGTTGTCCGGCCTGCGAAGAGCGTTGTAGTGGCGAAGATTGCCGAGGCGAGGGCTATCGTGTGACACGACGCCACCCCGCTCCAGCACCTCCACCACCGCGTTGAGGACTTCCTGCACGTTGTCTTCCATGTCGGTGTCTCCACTACTTGTAGTCCAGCCGCCACGTGGTCGTCACCTTCATGCCGTAGCGGCTGAGGGTCTCACGCTGCTCGTCCTCGCTCATCGTCTTCAGCGCGGCCTTGACCTTGCTCGTGCTGATCTGCGGCTCCTTCGGCTCCTCCAGCCACAACGGCTGCTCCAATTCGATCTGGTCACGCCTCCTGTGATCCACGAGGAGCCGCTGGCTACTCGCCGACTTGTAGGTCGTGTCGCCGAGCGTGAGACGCTTGTTGCCCGCCTTGCCGAACTCCATGCCCTGTCGAAGCACGAGACCCAGCAACGCGGCGTCGAGCTTGGACAACACCTCCTCGCGCTTCGCTGCCTTGCCCGCGAAGGTGTTGGCGACCTCGTTGTAGTGGCTCGCCTGCGCTTCGAGACCCGCCACCTCGGCAGCGAGCGCCTCCTGCAGGGGTCGCACGTCGAGGTTCATCTGCACAGCCTTCTCCAGCAGGAGAGGCAGCGCCGCCGCGTACTCGGCGTGGGTCGAGTAGCTCCAGCCGAGGTCCTCGTGCCACGGCTCCACCACGTCGCAAATGATCTGGAAGAGCGTGTTGCCGTCCCACGTGGCGGCAGCGATCTCGCGCTCCACCGTCCCGTCGTCGCGGATGTCTGTTCCGGGAATCTCGCTGGGTGCGTCCACAAGCAGCGTCTCCACCACGGCTTCTCCCTCGGTCTGCGTGTCACACGCGGTAGGCGCGTCCACCAGCGGCAGCGCGGCCTCCGCGCCTTCGTTCTTCTTTGCCCTCGCCATCAGTCGTTCCCTCCTGCTTTGGTTGTCATTCCAGCCAACACCTTGTCGGCTCGGGATGTTGCGGCATCTCGGCAGAACTCCGAGATGGACTTGCCCTGCACGGTTGCGGCTCGCTCCACGCGAAGCAAAGCCGACGGCGTGAGACACAGCATCACCTTCTCGCTGAGTTTCACGGCTTTCCGACGCGGGCCGGGACGCACCCGCTCATCTTCGGCGGCGACCTTTCGCATCGCTCTCTCCTTTCTGACAGTTGGTTTCCAGCGTGTCACAAGATAATAAAATCAAGTCTAATCACCAAGAGATGTTGTCCACGTCTTGGCGTCTCACGACGATCTTCTTGGTTACGGGCGGCAGTAGGTTTCGAAGCAGTCCACGCCGCAGAAGCTCATGACGCCACCACCACCGCCATCGCTGCGCCAGCCATAGTGAAAGCGAGCGGGCTGGCCGCACTCGCGGCACGTCTTACCGGCTTCGCAGCGGGTGCGCTCCAGCGTCATCCGCGCAAAGGGGTCACGACGAAGGCTCACGGGCTTGTTGTCGCGGCGTCTCACGAGTTGGTCTCCTTGCTGCTGGGAACCACCACGGGGAAGCAGAGATTGGCGACCGCCTTGTTGTGACACTTGGAGACGACCTCGAGAGCGAGGTCTGCTGCGTGTGTTGCCTCATCCTCCGTGAAGGAGTGCGGGAAGTCTCGCAGGGAACGCGCGATCTGGTAGCCCGTGGCGTTGATCTGTGACACGACGCCACCTCGCAGCCACAGCAACCACCCCATGTTGTAACCGGGATCGAGGTCGCTGATGGGAATGCGGCGAATCGGCTGGCCGTCCTCAAGACTGCTTGCGGTGTAGACGTAGACGCTGAGGATGCGCTCGGGAACGCCGTCGACGTTGGTGATACAATCGATGGCGAGGTCGATCTCTCTCAGCGTGACCGACAGGCTGCGGAGCTTGCTCTCCAGCCTCATGACGAGACCCTGCTGCACGTTCATCGTCCGTCTCCTCTGCTGGCGAAGATGTGATCCCTGCCGACACCGACCGCGCCACGCTCGGCTGCGAGCCGAGCCAGCCACGTGGTGATCCACACGTCGTCGAGGCGCATGGCTTCCGCCATCGCCGCCTGCATCGCTTGTCTCACGCTGAACTCTGCCGTGACTTCGTGGCGTGACACAACCCCGTTGGTCGCCGTGTCCACCACGCACCAAGCGTTGCCGATGCGATCCACGCGCCAGCGACGGCCAGCCTCCTCCCAGAAGAGACCCTCCCCGTCGCCGACCGCCATCTCGTAGGCCACGACGTTGCAGATGTAGAGCGGGTCAGCGTCGCCGCGAATGCCGTAGGTGTCACAGATGCGAACGGCCACGGCTTTCAGGCGAGCGGGAATGGACACGCCGCGAAAGGCTTTGTCGTAGAAGCTCTCGCTCATGGCGTTCATGGTGATGGGTGTCAACTTTCGCATGGGATCGCTCCGTTGTCGTGGTGGCTGAATAGCCAGCCGATGGTGAGACACGCGGGCGCGGGACGCTGCGCCACCCGTTGATAGTGGATGCGGGCCTCTCTCTCGATGATGGCATCCACGCCGTCGACCGTGAGGCCGTTGGCGTGATCCACACGCTCGAGGTCGCGGTGAGACGATGCGATCCACAGGGCATCCGCTGCCTCGCGGGCGTTGACTGCGCTCTCGATCTTCGCCCGCACATCGGCGCGGGAGTACCATCTCTGCTGTCGAAGTGCCAAGTTCATGTCGAACCTCCTGCACAGGTTGTCGGCCCCGGCGGGCATGGGTGGAAGCCCAAACCGCCGGGGCTACTTTGTATCACGACCTCACATCACCCGACCAACACGCGACCGCTCTCGGCCTCCAGCGCCAGCCGCTCGTCGGCGGGCTTCTGCTGGGCCAGCCACGACAGAGCGTTGGCGTAGCGGAGCCGCGACTCCCGATTAGTGGTGTTGGGCAGCACGTCGAAGCGATCCTCGTTGCGGACGATCTCCACGACACGCTCCACGTCGCTCTTGCGGAGAACGCCGCGCCGCGCCGCGCCCTCGGCCAGCGACTTGGCGTCCACCTTCGTCTCGGCGGCTTCGCGGATGTGCTTCATCACGCGGTCGCGGCCAGCGGCACACAACACGCTGGCGATGCTGTCCTTCATGCCGCTCACCACCGCCGCCGAGTTCAGCCGCAGAGTGCGCTCGCTGAACTCAATGAGGCCACCGCTGGACTCCCGCAGTCCCGCGTCGAGGTGAACCTTGCGGAGAACGCTCTCGCCGATGGCCGTGTTGGTGCACCACATCCGCGTCAACGTGAGACGCACCTCGGTGGACCCGCAGCCGTACTCGCTCGAACTGAGTTGAATGCCCAGCACCATCGGCTCGTTGGGCAGCGGCTCGATGATCTCACCGCGCAGCGCCCGCAGGCCGTAGGCTTTATCGGTGATGTAGCTGCCGGACAGCGGCAGCACTTCCACCGCGTCACGTGCGGCGATCTCTTCGCAGGCGCTGACGAAGCCGTTGACGAGCGCCGATTGATCCACGGGCTGGTAGGAGTCGGAGAGCAGACCCCGCACCGCGCCATCGACCTCGCGCAGCAGGACTCGCTTGTCGTCCCACCGATACTTGAGGTTGTCGAGCAGATCGTGCATCGTGCCACGGGCCAGCACGGCGACGGGCTTCGGCTGGCCGTCGTCGAACGTCTCACGGGCCTCAGCGACGAGGCCGTCCATGAACGCGGCGGGAACACGGAGCCGCTGCCAAAGTTGACCTCGCGCCCAATCGGTGGCGATCAAGTGCGGGCGCTGCGTGGCGGCGGCGATGCGGTCGTGTGTCACGACCACGTTGCCATCCTCCCAGCCCCAATCCAACTCCTCTCCCGGCAGCAGGAAGTCGCGCCGGACTTCCGCCTCGTGCAGCAGCTTCTCCACCACGGCTGCGCTCTCGGCGCGGGCCCGCCCCACCATGTTGTCCAGCTTCTCCTTCACCACGGGAGCCGCCGCCGCCAGCTTGTTCTCGTAGGTCTCGGCGCTGTGGTGATACGCCCGCTCTCCCGGCTCGTAGGTGCGTTCCATCGGTCTCTCCTTGTGTTGTGGACAACGTGCCGTCCACGCTCCCTTGCGTGATACAACCGCAGTCCCAGAACATCTCCCGAATGTAGTGATTCGACTTGATTAGATCAAGTTGCGAGACGATCTATCTTCTTCGCCGACCGACCACAAAAAAGGCCCCGCCGTTGCTGGCGGGGCCTCGGTGTGTGACATAGCGTGTTGGTAGATCGCTTCCCTTCGTGTTACTCGCCGAACGTCTCACGCTCCATCTGCCGCGAACCGATCAAGTAGCAGAGCAGGTTGGACTCGATCATGTCGGCGACGGACTTCGTGAGGGCCTTCACGCCGCCGTGGAAGACGGGCTGGCAGAAGGTGCCGTAGTACGTCTCCGGGTCGGTGTCGGTGTAAACCGTCAACTCTTGGGCCCGCTCGGTGTCGCCGTTGAAGTGCATCCGCCACGTCTCACCGCCGCGGACGTACTCGAACACGCGGACGGCGGGCTTGCCGTCGGTCGTCTTGACGGACTCGGACGCGGACTCGGTCGCCTTGTCCCAATCAATGTCGGTCATGGCGACCCGCTTGGCGAGCGCCTTGGCGGCAGCCAAGCTGAGACCGCAGGGGATTCCGCAGACGGCGAGGCCGGTGACGTTGAGTCCGAAGGAGTCGGACTCGGCGTCGTGGCGGATGGTCACGGCGATCTTCCCGCCCTTGGCGCTGCCCGTCAACTCGAGGACGTCGCCACGCTCCCGCCGCGCCCGCTTCTCCTTGCCGATCTCTACCCAGCCCTTGGACAGGCGCTTGCTCGCCATCTGGCGACCCATCGCCTTGCGCTCCTTGCGCTCCTCGTCCGTCATGGCGGCTCGCTTCGCCTTCGCCTTGGCGTAGGCGGCGGCACGACGCTCTTCCTTGGTGAGCTTCACCGTGGCAGCGGCCTTCGTGTCGGCCTTGGTCGCCTTGGTCTCGGTCGCCTTGGTGGTGGCCGTGCTGGTGGTCTTGTTGGTCTTCATCAGTCGCTCCTTGTGTTGCTCCCCGCTCCGTGCCCGCCACCTTCTTGGTGGCTGTCGACCTTTGCGTGGGAATGCCTGCCCCGATCTCGAACCGGGGCGGGCGGCTTGGTTACCGCTCTCAGGCTACTCTCGAACCAGAACTCTCGTGACACGCTGTGTGGACTCCCACGTCCACCACCCGCCGTCGCTGTCAATCTCGTGGAAGTGCCCGCCGCCGAAGCGACGACAGGCTTTCTCGAAGGCGTTGAGGTTGCTCGTTGTGACCTCGGGGATGATGCCGATCCGCGCCTGGGCGAGGATCATTGCCTCTACTGTCGCCTTCATCGTGCCACCCCGCAACCGCTCGCCTCGTTCTCACGAAGCAGGTCGATGATGTCACGGCGAACCCTCTTGGGCTGCGTCTTCGGCTGCGTCTTGGTCGTCTTCATCTGTGTCTCCTCTGCGGTGCCTGCTGTCCGTTGTGGGCAGCTTGTGACCCGCAATGCCCACCCGCTCTCGACTGCGGGCGCAACGTCTCACGACGTGGCGGCTCCTGCTGGGCGTGTTACACAAGGAAGCGATCTACCAGCCTCGGTGTTCGTTCAACGGTGTCTCTTGTTTCCCGTCTCTCTACTTGCCGACACGCTATGTCAAGGAACAGTTGCGCCCGCTGCTGGTCTTCCCGTTTCCGGTTGTCGCGGACTCGCTCGAGATTGAGTGGCTTGTCGCTTGCTCCTCGCGGAGTAGTGTCGTCGGCCTTCGCCTCGCTCTCGGCTTCGTGGGCGTCTCAATGAGAAAGCTGGCGCTCGATCATCAAAACACTCACGATGTGAAAGAACACGGCCACAAAGTAGTGAGTGGGTTGATCTAATCAAGTCGAAAACATGGAAAAACCACGATTTTCTTCCAGAATCTTGGAACATCAAGGCAGACAACGACTTCCACACGAAAAAAACCCGCCGTTTCCAGCGGGTTTTGCGTGGATTGTCGTTGGTTTTGTCAGTTTTGGGAAAAACCGACGTTTGGGAAGCGTTTACCGGAGAAGGTTGGACGAGTTTCCACGGAAACGGCTTCGCTCTGGCACAAGGCTCACGCGGTTTTGGCGATCTCGAAGTGCGGAAGATCGTCGAAGTTATTGTCCTTCACTTCTCCATCGCCGTCCCAATCGCCGCCCCAGCGAACCGACACGCCGAGGGCCGCGCCGATGCCGCGCACCAGCCCGCCGAGGTACGTCATGCGCTCTCGGTCGCTCCAGTCGATTCGGGTGCCCTCCAGCGGCACGAGATCAACCGCTCGGCTCGGAAGCGAGTTGTGGGCCGAGGTGGGCCACGGCGTCTTGCTCTTGCCTGCGGCGACGGCGGCATCCTGCTCCGCCTTCCCACGATGCCCGCATGTGACACGGAAGACCATGTAGCGGCTCGCCTCCACCACGATGCGTCGCAGCGTGGGATCGACCTCCTGAAGACGCTGGATGTCCAGCGCCGTGAGACACGACTCTCGATTCATCAGTCCAGCCCTCTCGTCTTCTCGCCCGTCCTCAGACCGGCGAGGCCCAGCATTCCCATCAGCAGCGGCCACAGCGCAGCCGTGTCGATCACCGGCGGCGGCGTGATGTAGCCGAACATCCCGGCCACCCACACCACGATCGGGCGTGCCACGAACTCCCAGGCCAAGGCCGTCGCACACACCCAGCCAACGGCTGGCCGCCAGCCGCCACGGAAGAGACTTGCGCTCCCGGCGTCGGCGAGGTTGATGGCCGTCTGCGCCTCGGACAGTCGCGCCTTGATCTCGGCGATGCGGACACCGAGTTCGCCCTTCTCTTCGCTCGTGGTGGTGAGGGCGTCCAAGCCCTCCATCACTTGCCCGATGACGCTGGTGGCAACCTTCACGGGAGCGCCACCAACCGCCTTTCCGACCCCGAAGATGCCCTTGAGGAGTCCCATGTATCACGCCTCTCACCTGTTGCCTGGGTCTTCCGCGTCCGGGTCGTACCAACCGATGCGCGGGTCAAGCCACTCTGTGACACCGCCGCGCACCCGCACCGAGTCAACGCCGATCCGACCTCCGGCGTCCGTCCTGCCTGTCCATCCATCGCCGGACCTCGACCTGGAATGCGCTGTCGGCGGCCCAGCGCAGATCGGCCTTCGAGTGCAGCGCAGCCAGCCCGTCCACCTTGTCGCTGATGGCCTGGAGCTTCTCGTCGCGGGCGTCTCCCACGCGGTACATCACGGCGACTCCCGTGCTTGATGCGAGGAGTAGCAGACTCACCACGGCGGCCCCGGCCTTCCAATGCCAGCCGAGCGTGGTCTTCACGTCGCTCATGAACTGCCACGCCGTCTCATCGCGCTCCTCGGGCTGTTGCTTCAGGTAGTCCTTGAGGTCGGGCAGCTTGCACACGGCTACTCCTCCTCGGCCACGGGTCGCCACTCCTCGCTGCGCGACACCGCCACCGCCTCGGTGTGGGTAAGAACCTTGCCGCCCGTGCCATCCGCGTGAGACAACAGGGCAAGGCCGAACATCTGGTGCGCCGTCCACTCGCCGCCGAACAGCGTGAGGGTGCCGTCCAAGCTCTCCTGATGACCCACGGCCTCGCCGAGCGGTGTCACACCGTAGGGTTGGGCAGCGGGCACGGCCTCGCCTGTGATGGCGTTGGTGTACGCTGGGAGCGTGAGCGGCTGCGTGAGACGCTGCGCCTTCAGCACGACGTAGGTGCCGACTTTCCGTGTCTCAGACATACTGGCTCCTCATCGCTTTGTGGTTTACGAGAAGCTCGGCGTCCGTGAGTTCTCGGTTGTAGATCAAGCAGCGGCCAACGCTTCCAAGCCGCGCTCGATCTCCAGACGAGTGGGCGAGGAAGCGAACAGACTGATTGGCGGTCGTCAAGGCTGCCGCACCTGCTACCGATGCGGGAGTGGTAGCGGTGAACACGCTCGCGCTTGCCTTGGCGAAGTAGCCGTAGAGAGCAGTCCCGTTCGAGCGACACACGAAGTGAATCCACTCGCCGTTGTGTGACGCGGCGTAGCAGAACAGACCCACCTCTCCTCCTGCTGGCGTGTCCGTAAAGGCGTAGATGTGGGCGTTCGCAGCGTCAGCGAAGAACGCCACGCCGTAGTAGGGACTGCTCGCGTCGCGCAGATAACACAGACGCGAGATGACTCCCGTTGCGGAGGGTTGCCGCAACCACACCTCGATAGTGAGCGGAGCGGCAGGAAGAGACCAGCCTGCCGTAGTGTAGGCTGCGCCGTTGTATACCAGCGCAGAGTTGCCGCCGGATGCACCATGACCACCAGCTCCGTGTCGCCGCAGAATCGTTTGCGGACACGGAGTCTGCTGACGCCCTCCGTTCTGCCACGCTGTGTCGATTGGAAGCGCACCAGCGTGAGCCGCCGTGATTGTGCTGCTGCCGTCTCGATAGTCGGTGGCAACGGTTCCCGTGCCCTCATCGAGAACGTAAATGTGGCCGTCCGTGAGCGTTGGGAACTGGTAGGGGTGGCCCGTGAGCAACGTCTCGGCATCGGCTCGTGATACAAGGTTGCTCGTCACGAAACCGCGCTGGATCAGGCCGTCGAACGGGGTCTTGATCTTCGCGGAGTCCGTCACGGGATGAACAGCGTCCTCGCTGCCCGCGCCAATGCTCAAGCGGTTCCGCGCCACCGTTGCATGAGCGGTCAGCAGGTCGCCCTGATCGAATGTGCCTCCAGAGTAGGCCGACACGTTGACCTCGGAGCCGTCCACCCAGCAGCGGACTCGCGCCGGGATGCCGCCGCTGGTGCCGAGATGCGTCGTCTGCGAGGAGTCAAGCTGCCACCACACTCGCCGCCACGATCCGGCAGAGCCGCCAGCCACGCGGTAGAAGCATTGCGTCCACGTGAGCGGCGTCTTGTAGAAGCCGAGTTCGATGTAGGCGACTCCGCTCTCGTCGCGCCACCGCGTACTCAGCGGAAGCCCGCTCGTGGCCGAGCCGTACCACCCGCCAATGAGGTGCCCGTTGTGAACGCTGTCGGGCCGGAAGGTTGCGCCGATGCTGGCAGTCGCCTTGCTGTTGATGAACGCCATCTGGTAGTCGCCAGCGTTCGTGTCGTAGACGATCCCAAAGTTCGCCGTCAAGCCGCTGAACTCAAGCGCCTGCCCGCCGTACATGGTGGGATTGATGCCGCTCACACGGTCGACGATTGTCGTGTCGCTGTCGAACTTCCAGTCGTGGACAAGACCCGCCGCAACCACGTCGGCAGCGAGCCCGCTCTGCTGGAGGAGAACCCCGTTGCTGAGGAGCATGACGCCCTCCTTCTCCTACGTCCACGCAGGAGCATTCGGTGCCGTGAAGACGATGAGAGCCGTGCCGCCGCTCACGCGCTGCACGCTCGTCCAGCAGCCGGGGAGCGTCTCGCCGTCCTTGAGAACGTGAGAACTCCACGTCGTGCCCGTGTCGTCGATCAGGTGACACGTCACGTCTCCTCCGTTGGCCCGCACGGCCACGGCCATCCCTGTGTGGGCGGCGGTGTCAGCGAACTTCTTGACGCCGTATGCACCAAGGCTTGCCAGCAGGCACTCGCTTTCGCTCATCCTGAAAGCCATCGTCGTCCCCTCCTATGTGGGCATCCCGTTGTTGCGGTCAAGGTCGCGAATCCGCATGAGCTTGAGGCTCAGTCGGTACTCTTTCGGATTGAACACCACGCCGTGCAGCAGGTACTTCAGGCCCGTGGTCGGCTCCGTCTCCTCGTGCTGCACGATCACGGTGTCAAGTAGCTCCAGCGCGAGGTCGGCAAGGCCCGCCGTCTCCATCTCCAGCGTCTCAGCAGGCGCTGCGTACCGCCACACCAGCCAGTCCGCGAGCTTGTAGGCATCATCATCCTCCACGATCCACTTGGCGTTCGCCGTGTGCTCGTTCTCCACCCCGTAGGCTGCGTAGCTGCGGGCGCACTCGAGTTCAAGGTAGCGGAAGGGAGTGCCGCTGGCGAGTCCCGTGTCCTTGTTGATGAGAAGGGCCTTCGTGAACACGCCGAGTTGGGCGTCCCACGCGTAGTTGATGACGAAGCGGTTTTTGACGTCACTCAGCGAAGTGCGGGCCCGCTTCTTGATCCCTCTCTTCGCCACGTCTCCCGTGACGAGCGTGGCGTCAGCAGAGGAAGCAGGAGCGATGAGGCCGCAACGCCGCTTCCCATCGTAGCCTGTCGTCAGCGCGAGGCCGAAGTTGGAGCACACCTCGTCGAGCACGTTCTTGAGGTTCTGCTTCTCCGTGAGGACGCCGCCTCCGCTCCAACTGTCCACGCAGCCGCCGTAGTTCGTGGCGGTCTCGTAGGCCCACGCCTGTCCATCGGTATCCGCGCCGTCGAAGCTCCCGGTGTCGATCTCCGTGGTGAGACCTATCTCATGCCTGAGAAACCCCTCCACGATGGCGGCTGGGCGTGAGACAAGCGTGGTGGTGGTCGCGCTGCCGTAGCGCCCGCTGCCGGTGAAGCCGCTGCTGGTGCCGTAGGCCCGCGTCTCAGGAGAGACCAGATAGACGGGGATCGTGTTCATCTGCTTCGCCAGCAGGGCGTCCACCCAGACCTCGTAGATCGAGTGCACGCCATCGTAGCTCGCACCCACTTGGCGCGTCTGCTCGTAGTCGAAGCCTCCGTTCTGCCAACTCAGCGGGCCGACTCCCTGCTGCCACGTCACGTAGCCGTCGTTGTCAACGTGGCCGCTCGGGTAGCCCGTCTCATCGACCGAGACGCGGTTGTCGGCGTGGTCGTAGTACGCCGCCGAGTATTCGTTGGTGTAGGTCTCGTCCCAGAAGAAGAACTGAAAGCGCGTGAGCTTTTTGAGTGCCGTGAACTCTTCCACGAAGAAGCGGGCGCGAAGCCCGTAAAACAGCTCGGTGTAGAGGCTCACGTTGACGGGGTCGTAGAGGGTCATCTCGTCGAGGTCGACGCCGCAGTTGAAGTGACGGTAGACCGCCGAGTATCCTGCCTCGGTGAAGATGCCCTTGGTGCGGATGTCGTTGTCCCACACGTAATCGGCGTCAGCGATAGAGTCGAAGTCACCGCCGAGCGTGCTCGTGGTGTAGGATTCCGCGCTCATCCCGATCTGCCACTCAAGCGGGAGCAGATTGAAGCTCTCCGCTGCGCGTGTCACACCGTCGAAGTAGAGGCTCACGGCATCCGTGAAGGCGCTCAGGTTGTCGGCGTAGATCGCCCAGCGGTAGACCGGGATGTTGCCGAGTTCGTCGCTCACCTCTGCAACCACGGTGGTCGGCTCTACGGCTTTCCACTTCACGGTGTCCACGGCGTAGCGTTGGCTCCCCGTGGTGCTGTCCACGAGGTACGCTGGAACCTTCAACGGCTGGCCGTAGGCGATGGGAACGGGCTTCCCGAGGTCTTGGAGCCGTCCGTGACTCCCTGCGTCCACGTTGGCGAAGTGCTGCGGATCAACCGGCGTCTTCGGCACATCAGGCCATGCCGTCACGCCCTCCTCCCTGACCTCGATCTCGAACTCGGCCACGTCCCACTTCACGCTGTTGACCACGCCCGAGAACATCGTGACGGCGTTGGCCCACGAGGCATTCGGCGCATCGAAGATGAGCCGCATCTCGACCGCTGCACCTTCCAGCTCGTAGCCTTCGTCCACGAGGTACTCGTCAAAGCGCAGCCCGCCCGTGAGGAACAGGTTGTTGACGCGCAGCGTCATGCCGCCGAGACTGCTCATGTGCTTCCCGCCGGGAAGGTCAATCTGCTGCTGGGCCTGCCCGATCCCCTTGTCGAGAATCCAGCCGCCCACGAAGGCCGTGCCTGACCAATGCGGCGTGCCCGTGGTCGTGCCGAACGTGGTTGTCCCACGCTGCGCCCAGCGGAAGGTGGCGGCAGCGCTGGCGAGCGTGACCTGCACGAGAAGCACAGGCTTGCTCCCGCCGCCCGTGATACCTCCGCTGACGTTGCTGCTAAGGGTTCGCACGTTACGCCTCTACCAAGTGGAAGACCATGTTGTGGCGGTTGATCCCCACGAGGCGGTCACTCCACTGCTTCTCGAGCCGCACGGTGAAGTAGCCGTTCCAGTTCTCGTCATCCGTGTTCGGCGTCCCGCTCGCCGTGTCGCTGTTGGGAGTCCATTGAAACGAGGATTGGTAATAGTTCGTCGCGCCGTGCCGGAAGAACTCGATGAGGAGACCGCGCATGGACGACGTGATGTTCTCGCAGCGCACGTCCCACCGCCGCGTGTTTCCCTCAGGCGTGGTGTAGACGAGAACGCTGCCGTCGTCTGCGCGGTTGATGATCTGGCCGATCTCTTCTTCGGTCTCTACTTCGACAACGGCGTCGAAGACGACCTCAAGGAGCGCGGCGTTCTTGAACACCATCAGACTGTCCTCAGTTTGGACTCTTCGAGCAGTTCGAGGAAGAAGTCGCGGCCTTCTTCACGAGTGAAGTATTGGCGAATCCGGCGCTCGATGTCGCTCGGCCCGAGCCGGATGTCCATGTTGAACGCAAGCGTTCTCCCCTCTGGCGTGGGCGGGCGGAACATCCCTTGGATCGCCTGCCACGGCGCGTTCATCCACCGCACGGCCCTTCCAAGCCCGCCATCGAAGAGGTTGGTTCGTGGCACACCGAACTCCCCGTCCATCACGACGCCGCCATTCTGGTAGCCGGGAAGCCTTCTCCTGCGGTTCGCCTGCTCCAGCACTTCGTAGCCGATGCTGCGAGCGGCAGCGGCGTTGATGATGAACTCATCGGGGCTGGCCTTGATGAGAAGGTTGTCGCTCTTGTCACTTCCCGGGCCACGAATGCGCCCGCCCTCGGCGAAGGTACCGGCCACCTGCGCCGACTTGATCTCTCCGATGTAGGCCGCGATGGTCGCAGCCGCGAGAGGGATTCCCAGCGGGCCGCTGCGGGCGTAGTACGCCGTGACTGCTGCGGCCATCTCTCCCGTCTGCTTGGCCTTGAGGATCGTGCTGGCAACGGTGTCAGCGGTGCGGGCAGCAACACGAGCGGCGGTGCCCTTCACGGTCGCCAGCGTCTTCTGCGCCTCAGCGATCTTCGTGACCTGCGTCTCGGCGAATCGGTTTGCCATCCACACCCTCAGCGAGGTCGCGAGGTAGCGTGTCACAACGCCCAGCACCTCGTTCAGCGCGGCCTGCTTGATCGACTTGAGAATCTTGCGCCCGCTTGTCTCACCAGCAATCAACGCACTCCCTGCGGACTGCCAAGCGTTCACCATCTGGTCGAGGAAGAAGTGCTCCTGATTCATCCACGCGTTGTAGTAGAAGGCTCTGTCCGCTGACCGCTGCTGCCACGAGTAGGATTCAAGCTCGTAGAGTTCGTCGTTGAACTTGATCTTGTCCAGCTTCTCCAACTCGTACTGCTGAAGGTGCGCGTCACGAATCGCGTCTCCCTTCTCTCTCGCGGCTTCGAGGTCACGGTCGAGTTCGCTCTTCTGCACCGAGGTCTTCCACTCCGAGTACCACGCTTCCTCCTCGGTGAGACCCTGCTTCAGCAGCTCGAGCCTACGCTCCTGCGCCTCACGCTGCTTCGCGATGCGCTCGCCCTCTTCCTCCTCGAGGATGCGATTGCGCTCACGCACTTGTTCTGCCAGCCTGTCGGCGGTCTCCTGCGCGGCCTGCCTCTCAGCGGCGGCAAGGTTCTCAATGGCCTGCGTGGCGGATGTCTCACCAACGACGACGCTGTGCATCGCGGCCTTGAGTTCCTTCATCCGCATGAGCATCCCGCCGCGCTCGGCTCCATGAGGCGCGGCATCAATGGCCTTCTGCGTGTCCTCGATGTCCTTCGCGAGCTTGCGGAAAGCCTGACCCTCTGCGTCGAGTTCCTTCGGAGCGTCCTTGGTCTTCGAGAAGTACGACGAGACGGCGAACCCGAGCTGCGTGAGACCAGCAGCCAAGGCAGCGATGACGGCGATCTCGGGATTCATGAGCAGGAAGAGCTTGATCGCACTCGCAATCGCCATGATCTCCGTGGCGATCTTCACAGCCTTGAGGGCGGCGAGACCTGCCACGATGATCATCAGGCCGTTCCTGATCTTGTCCCCGTTCCTAACGATAAAGGTGCCGAAGTCGATGATCCCGTTGAGCGCCGTCTTCACGAAGTCGCGGACCTCTCCCTTCCGCTTCTCGATCTCGTTGGCGAAGTCGCGGAAGGCTTTGGTCAACATCTGCACGCCATCCCTGAGCGCAGGCTTCGCCGCATCGTAGAGCGAGACGAAGATGCCCTTGAAGGCGTTTTTGTTCTTCATGATGTCGCCGGCAAGGTTGTCGAAGCTGTAACGCATCTTGTCTTCGGCGAACGTCGTGTCCGTCAGCTTCTCCGTGAACTCGCGTAGCACATCGCTGCCTGTCCGCAGCATGACAGCCAGCGCGGGCCCGCCCCTGCGCCCCAGCAGTTCGAGAGCCTTCTCGGCGGTGAGACCGTTCTCCTTCATCTTGTCCAACGCGCCTGCCATGCCTTGCGTCCGCACGTTCACGCCTTCGAGGTACGGCCACATGTCCTTCGTGCGCGAGTGCAGTTGGGCGAAGACCTGACCCATGCTCGTGCCTGCCATGCTTCCCTTGATGCCCATGGCGGCGAACACGTCCGTCATCGCAGCCGTCTCCTCCAGCGATACTCCGAGGATCGCTGCGGAACTGCCTGCGTACTTCATCGCCTCTTCCATGTCGTTCGCGTCTTGGTTTCCGAGCGTGATCGCTGCGCCCAGCACGTTGACGGCCCGCATGGCTTGGCTCGTGCCGAGTTGGAACTGCCCGAGCGTGTTGACCACCCATCCGCTGGCCTGCTCGAGGTCGATCATCTCGCTGCTGGCGAGAACGATGGCGGGTGTGAGAGCCTCAACGGCCTCCTTCGCATTGAGGCCGCTGCTGGTGAGCTTGTAGAGGGCGCGGGCGGCGTCCGTGCTGCCGAAGACTGTCTCACGCCCAGCCTTCTTCGCAGCGGCGTTGAGCAGGTCGAACTCGGCAGCGGTCGCCTTGATGTTTCCTGCTGTGCGAGCCATCTGGAGTTCGTAGGCGCTGCCGAGCTTGTAGGCCGTGGCGACCACGCCAGCCATCGCTGCGCCCATCGCCGCGAAGGTCCAGTTGGCAACGGAGTGGAGCTTCTTGAGGTGTTCCTGCTGCCGCTGCCACGCCGCCGCTGCGGCCTTGTCATCGAGACCGAGGACGATCTGAATCTTACGGGCACCGGCTTCCGCAGCCATCACTCAGTCCTCTCGCTTTGGATAGCCTGACGCTCGCTGCGAACGTACTCCAAGACATCCCAGAAGATTCTCGGCAGGCTACACGCCTCGTCATAGCCTATCGTGATCGTCTTCGCGTCTACCATCAGCGCGGTGTTGACTTGTGACACAGCACGATGCGTGATGAGACTCAGGGGACACTTCCGCTCCCATCCAGAGCGGTCTTGCGGCATCATGCCCGTGTTCGGGTTCATCCACGGCCAAGCGTAGTGCGACCTGTTGTGAGGGTCACACTCCATCCCGACCAACCCGCAGCCGCGCTCTACTTGCTGCGTGCATCCTTCACACGAGAGCGGGACTTGCCGCCCCTGCTGCGTGACGGTGAACTCGGTGCGGTGGATGACGCACCAGATGCTTTTTTTTCTTCGAGCGTGAGCTGGGAGAGCTTGAGAATCTCAAGCCCGAGCTTCGTCGCCAGCGTCTCACGCCCCACGAAGAGGTCCATCGACTGGTCGCTGAGACGGCGCACCTTCATCGTGCCAAGCGTGATCGTGTCGAACACGGGCGGCACGGGGTTGCCCTCTGCGTCTTCCACGCCATCCCAGCCCGTGAGACCGAAGCGCAGATAGTCCCACATCAGGCTCGAGAAGCCTCCCGGCATCCACGGCTCATCCGCACTCAGTTCCGCCTTCGCAACGTCGAGCTGGAGTTCACTCAGGTAGCTCGAAACCTGCCCGGGGAGAGGCGTGAGCGTGAACGTCACGCCATCCTCCACGAGCGTCTTCGGTTGTCTTGCGTTGAACAGCATGGCCTGCTCCTGCCTGTCTGGTTGTGCCGCTACGATGCGGCGTAGGTAGTGTAGACCTCGAACTCGTTGTCGTCGCCGAAGAGGCTGACCTCGACCTGATCCACGGCCACGCCGTTGCGGTCGCCGGGAGTGATCGCCGTGATGACCCCATACTTCCCATAGACGTAGCCGCGGTTGCCGCTGCCGAAGGTAGCCTTCACGTCGATGACCGTGCCCGCAGTCATCAGCGTCCACCAGTCGATGGTCCCCGGTGTATCACGCTCGGGATTGATGGTCATCTTCGGCGCACGGCTGGAGTGGAAGAAGCCGAGGACGCCGCTGGCCGTGATACAACTCTCGCGCATCGCCACCGTCATGCCGAGATCGAGTTCGATGCTCTGGATCGCAGCGAGGCTGGAGGAGAGGTTGACCGGGGTGGAGTCCACGTTCTTGCGGACGGTGAGCAGGGTCGCCAACCACGGAACCTCCGTCAGCGTCTCCTCACTGCCCGAGTAGACGTGGGTGCTGCTGTTGTACGCCACGGGCGTGACGTAGCTCCCGCTGAACTCGAACTCGATGTAGGGGAGCGTCCCGTTCACGAGGACGAACTTCGCGGTGCCCACGCAGCCCAGCAGCTTCGTCACCGTGCCGAGGTTCGTGCTCTGCGGACTGTCGAGCACCAGCATGGTCAGGGAGTCCGGGCCGTTCGTCTGCGGCGGCGTCAGGCTACTCGGGGCGCAGGCGATGACGTTGGTGCCCACGGTGCCGAGGACGCCGCACGCCTTGAGCAGCCGCGTCCAGCGCGGCGCGGCGAAGATGGCCCCGGAAGGCTGTGCCCACAGCGGAACCTTGAAGGACACGCCGCTGCTGCGCTTCCCGATGAGAGGCTTCTCGGGACTGATGTTCGCCTTGTTGGTCGTTCGCACGACCGACTCCAGCGACGGCTTCATCTGCAAGTCGTAGACCTCGATCAGGTCTGCGGCGGCAGGGCTGCTGTCGGTGCCGTAGGTCGTCTCACGCTTGGCGAGCAGGAACGACCGATTGACGAGGTGCATGTGGCCCATCTATGCCTCCTTCGGCGGGCTGGCCGGTTCCTTCGGCGCGGGCTTCACAGGCTTCGCGCTCTCCTCTTCCGGCGGCTTCGGGGCCGGACTCCCGGTGTTGACGAGGTTGCCCTCTTCGTCACGATACTGGGTCTTCGGCATCGTAGCCGTCTCCTATTCTTTCGGGGTCTCGGGTTCTTTCCACGGGCGCACGCAGCGGTACCGCAGGAGAACCTTCGCCCACAGCAGTTCCGGCGTGTTCTGGTGCCAGTCAATTTCGTAGTCGCTGACCACCCCACGATGGAAGGCGTCCACCACGTAGTCCTCATCGAGCGGGTTGAGGAGTGTCTGCACGGCAAAGCCTACGCTGTCAATCGCGGCCTGTCGTGTTACACCGCTGCGCTTCACGAGCGTTGCGAGATTGAGTTCGACGGGCTGAAGCCAATGGAAGTCCGTGCCCAACTCCTCTATCGGCTCCTGCGGAAGGAACTCGATCCACGCTTTCGGCGTGTCGAGGTTTGCAGGAGTGGGGATGAACCCCGGCTCGGCGTTCTGCCACGCATAGCCCGTGGCAGGAACGAGGGCGCTTGTAACACGCTCGCTGATGACGGTGGTGTGGTTCTTCCACGTAGGGGTCGTGAAGGACATGGCGTCAGCTCCGCCTGAGGGTCACGATGGTCGGGCCTTCGACCTCCGTGTCACCTGTCCCGTCGTCGTCGGTGTCCACGGTGTATTGGATGTTCGGCCACGCGTCGTCGAAGCGCCTCTCCCAGTCGGCCTGCTGCTCTGCGAACCGCTCGTTGCCTTCTCCGCTCCCGACTTGCAGGTCTTGGTAGATCAGCTCGAGGGCCTTGAACACGATGACGCGCTTGAACGCCACGCTGTCGTCGCTGTCGATCTTGGCATGGTCCACGCCCTGCTCGTAGAGGAGCATCTGCACGTAGTTGTACGCGCTTGCCAAGTACGTCGTGAGCATCGAGGTCGAGAGGCCGTAGTCGGCGTAGCGGCTCATCAGGGCCACCACATCCGAGTAGACAGCAGGGTTCGAGAGTGCCATGCGTCACGCTCCCTTCGCAGGCTCCGCAGGCTTCGCAGGATTGGCAGGCTCAGCCGGAGGCTCGTGAGACACGGCGACCATCTTGGAGGGCGGGCCGAACACGGGCTTGACGTCGCCCTTCTTCTCGGCGTGCTGGGCCTTCAGCACGGGCTTGACCGCTTCGCTGGCGAGGCTCGAGCCGACAGGGACGACCATCCACTCGTCGGATGCGAGGTAGCTCTTCAGATAGCAGTCGCCGATCTCCCTCACCGTGCCGGGAATCGGGTTGCCCTTCTTGTCCTTCTTGCACACGATGATCATGTGATACATCCTCGCTTTGGCGTTGGTAGGGTGGGGAGCCGCCGGGCCAAGACGACGGCTCCCCTCTCGTCACAGACAGGCAGGAGGCTGCGAGACGAGTCTACTGGTTGCGGCCCACCCACGCCGTCCACGTCCCGGTGACCGCGCCGACCGTGGTGACGCCCGCGGCCACGTACTGGTAGCCGAAGTTGTCAGGGATCGGCATGAAGATCGGCTCCAGCGTGGCGACCGTGTAGGTCTTGCTGGTCATCACGAGGACTTCCGATCCGGCGGTGCCGCTGGCGTCCCCGTAGAGCTTGAAGGTCACGCTGGTTCCGCCGCTCACGTGCTTCGGCACGAACCACACGCCGATGCCGCTGGGACTCCCCACGACGGAGGAGCCGATGTCCACGTAGCCGCTGCCGATGACGGTCGCATCGGTCGTGAAGGCGGTCGCATCGCTGCAAAGGGCCTGCGCGTCGACGGGCGGGATGAACCGCGTCTTGATGTCCGTTCCGATCTTGGGCATGGTGTTGCCCTCCATTCTGAGGCGCTACGAGCGCCGGTTGTCGGTTAGCTCGTGGCCTTCACGGTCTCGGTGATGGTCAGCGCCTCTTCGATGAAGATGGGGAGACCGCCGTAGTCCGCGAACCACTGGCCCAGCTCGTTCCGCATCAGCGCGGACACGGCGCTGCGGGCCTGCGACTGGAAGCGCAGCCAGCACTTGCGCGGCATGAACACCGCACTCGGCTGGCTCACCAGCGACAGAGCTTCCTCGAAGCCGTCGAGCGAGAACATGTTGCTCGTGGTGTACTCGAGGTTGCCGTACTGCGCGATGGCGCGGGGATCACACACCGCGATGCCCGCACGGAAGTAGACGTGCCCCTGGTAACCCATGACCTTGAGGGTCTCGTGCTTCACGAGGCCGGGGAGCATCTGGGCGTCGAGGTAGTCCTGGTTGTCAGGCACGATCCCCTGCACTCGGTTCGGGCCGAAGGAGAAGATCCAGCACGACATGGTGTCACTGCCGTTGCCGCCGCCGCTCACGAACTGGCTGCCCGTGCCCAGCACGCGCGTGTTCACGCCGTCCAGTCCCTTCGGCGTGACCTCGCGGTCGCCGTAGAAGAAGCTGTCGGTCCAGAGCTGCTTGATCTTCTCCACGTGCGCCAGCATCTCGAGCGCCAGCGCCTCGGCAGGGTTGCCCGTGACCACGGCGCGGTCGATCCACGGGTTGGACTCCGCGATGGCACAGGACTCGGCGTAGGGGTTGATCACGGAGACGCTGGCCGTCAGCGTCTCGTTCGCGCCACGGAAGGCGATGTTGGGCAGGGCCTCGCGCACGCCGTACTCCTTGATGCCGCCGGGGACGACCTCGAACGGCAACATGGACATGAGCGGGCTGATGCGGTTGAGCTGCTCGGCGATGGCGCTTCCCGCCTTCTCGCGCTTCGCCATCTCGGCGAGTGTGATGTAGGTCGGCATGGGTCAGGTTCTCCTTGTGATACGCGCGGCCCGCTCTTCTCGTCTACTTGTGCTTCCCGAGGGCATCAGCGAGCCGCTGGTGCGGTGCCTTCGTGGTTTCGATTGCGCGGCGGCTCCCCTTCTTCTCACGGGAGCTTCCGTCGGGCTTCTCCTCTTC